ATTATATTAATGACTACGAGGGGGTAGCCTCTCGAATTATTGCGTAGCTAAGTCATTGAAAGACAAAGAGAAACTAAAAAAAAGACGCGACCTTCCTGAGCATAGCGCGCAGGCAATTACGCGAAAACCAGTTTGACAAATGTCAGAATTAATACTTAGACTCCGCGCATGAACCGAAAAGCCCCAGAATTACACCTGATCGACGGAACGCACAAACGTGCAGCGATTCAAGCCGCGCCGATCCCGGACCAACTCAAAAAAAGAATCCCGCAAGCTGAGTGGATGGACAACTATGACGCTTGGGACAAAGCGCAGTTCATAGATGAGACTTCCGAATTCTTATATGAGGTCTACGGCATAGGCAACAATCAAGACAAGCACGCACTGGCGATGCTGGCAGACCATATCGACACTTATATAAAATGCACCAAAGGCATTTCAGCTAATGGCGTGATTATTAAGTTTGACAACTCGGCGGTCGGAGCAAATCCTTATATCAATATTCGCAACAAAACTATGACGCTAATCATTCAGCTAATGAATGAACTAGGATTGACCCCTCGGAGCCGCTTGGCATCCGGTAAGGTCGAGTCTGAAAGTGAAGTAGCTATCTTCATGCGAGGTCCAGAAGGTTGAGTTGGGAAGATGGCGTCCTTTACGCAAAGGCTGTAGTACGGGGTGATGAAAGTGTCTGCACCGAAATTCGTCTATCCTGTCAGCGATTCCTTAATCAGTACGAAAACCAAGAATGGGAATGGGAGTTCGACGCTCGTTATGTCGAACACGTCTTAGGATTCGCGTCTCGTCTCGTTCATACCAAAGGCCCACTAGCTGGTCAGCCTATCGTACTCGCCCCATTTCAAGAACTGTTGATCTGCGCGGTTTACGGCTTTCGTAAGAAGGGCGATAGAAAAAAGCGAATGGTAACGGATGTAATACTATTCATCCCTCGCAAGTCTGGGAAGTCTACGCTCACCGCGGTGATTGCACTTTATGAACTGGTCTGCGGAGAGAAGGGTTCTGAGGTCTTTACTGTCGCAACCAATAGAGAACAAGCCACAATCGTTTTTGATGCAGCTAAAGGCTTCATAGAGAGTATGGAGAACCCTCTAATGGCTAATCAGTTCGTAGTGAGCAAGTATGAGATAAAAAGAAAGGGCGATACGCAGTCGATGTTCAAAGCATTGTCCCGCGATACCAAAAAGACGGGCGATGGGAAAAACCCTTCGTGCGTTATCGTAGATGAAGCGGCGCAGGTACTCGACCGAAACACTATCGAAGTATTACATTCTGGGATGGTGGCAAGAAAGAACCCGCTACGGATATATATTACAACGGCGTCATTTACTAAAGACACAAAGTTCCACGAGGATTTGGTGATGTACAAGTCTATGCTGCACGGGGAGGCGGTAGATAACCCTCGGTGGTTCGGTTTGCTCTATGGACTCGATCTACAAGATGACTGGCACGATCCGGCGGTCTGGGGGAAAGCTAACCCGATGCACGGCGTATCAGTATTTGAAGAAGCAATTAAACAACGAGCCGACGAAGCAAGTCACAAACCAGCGGCACTTAATGAGTTCCTATGCAAGACGCTGAATGTATTTGTATCTGCTAACACCGCGTGGATCGACCGCCAGCACTGGGATGACCCGATATGTATCAAAGAACCTAGACCAGAACCCGAAGCCGTGTTTATGGGATTCGATCTGGCAGCTACGCGAGATCTGAACGCTGTCTGCACTTTAAAGCGATACGGGGAATTGGACTTTGACGCGGAGTGGAAGTTCTTTTTGCCGGAAGAAGGTTTGGCTTTAATACCTAACCACTATCAAGATATATTTAGGGTTGCTATCGCCAGCGGGATACTACAGATCACAGAAGGCAACGTGATGGACGATAGAGAAATCTCCGACTACATTAAATCGCAGTGCGAGATATATGATGTGAAAGAAGTAGGATATGACGCTTACAACGCGGCTTCGATTGTAGCCCGATTGCATGATGCTGGCGTACCAGTAAAAAAAGTAGGACAGGGAATGGGCGTATTAAATAACCCATCAAAGTTCATTGAAAAGATGATTATGAGCAAACAGATCACGCACAGGGGCAATCCGTTTGTCGGATGGCAGCTAGGAAATTGCGAAGTGTACACGGACGTTAATTCAAATATAAAAGTAAGGAAGAACGAGGCTGACAAATCGGCGAAGGTAGATGGTATTATCGCTTTAATTATTGCAGCGCATTGTGCATTAGATAACCCATTCGTTTCAAATAGCTTCGGTTTCAGAAGTTTTTGATGTAATATCAGGGAAATTTGCGGGGGTTTCGATGGGTATACTAGATATTTTTAAGAGTAAAGCCACACTTCAAAAGGAAGCTAATACAGTTCTGGGGCAGTTACAACTAGGGAATCAGGTTGTCTACGCCACCGCAGGTCAGCAGTCCACCTCCTCGCAGCTACTCTATGTAACAACTAGCAGCACTACGGTCGCAGGTCGCGTTATAGATGTATCCGCACTGACGCGGAACTCTACTATTATGTCGTGCGTAGGGGTTAAGGCTCGATCGCTGGCACAATGCTCTCTGTCTGTAATGTCTAAGAACGATGACGGCACTTTTACCAACGCCCTTACTGATCCGAAGATAGGCAATAGAGAGAAGGCTAAAGCGAAACAGGTTCTAGCATTGCTAACGAACCCTAATAACTTTCAGAGTCAGTACGAGTTCTGGTATCAGTGGTGTATGTGGCAAGACATAAGCGGCGAGTCGTTCACGCTATGGTGGAGAAAAGACCAGAAGGATAGTCTATCGACCCCGCTAGAAATGTATATGCTGGATTCGACCCTTATTACGGTTATTCTGAATCCTACCCGCTATCCTTCATATCGCCTCTCTACCCCGTCCTATGGGTTCAGTAAGGATCAGCCGCTAGAATCTCATCAAGTTATGCACATTAAAGAAGCCCCGTGGCAGGGATCAAGCGGGTTTAATAAGGGCATATTGGCAACGGAGTTAGTAGCACTCGATCAGGACATAGACGTTTACGCCAACTTCATTATGCAGAACGGCGCGAAGCCCTCTGGCATTTTTACTACCGATCAAGTTATCCCAGACGCAAAGTATAAAGAAGTAGCAAGCCGTCTCAAAGAGACGTGGAACGCAATGACGGGAAGTAGGAATACAGACTTGAGTAAAGCAGGTCAGGGAATGTTATTAGATCAGGGGATGCAATATACCCCGGTCGATATGTTGACTTTGCAAGACGCTCAGACTGCTGAATTAAAGATTCAGACTATGAAGCGGATATGTGGACTATTCGGCGTATCTCCTCAAATGATAGGGGTATCCGATGGGAAATTTAATAACACTCAAACTATGCTCGACGAGTTCTACAAAACAACTATGTACCCGATGATTATCAACATAGAGCAGAAGTTGAAACAGCATCTATTAAAAGGCTACCCTAACCTTTCGATCCGATTTGATACTAAAGACTTTCTAAAGGGTGCAGCCCTAGATCAAATGAATTTTGTGGTAGCCGGAGTATCTAACGGGATATTTACCCCAAATGAAGCGAGAGAATATTTGAATATGGATATGATCGCTGATGGAGATGAGTTAACAGGTGGCACAGATGGTGGTATGATAGCTGGAACAAGTCCACAAGATACTGGCGGTGGCGGCGGGAATCAAACGAGTAAAATGAACATAGGAAAAACATGAGCATTCTCGATAAGATACTAAGTTTTTTTGCTAAACAAGTGCGGAAGTCAGACGTTATTATTCCGGTTATTCTTGAGAAGCCACACACTATAAAAGATAACAATCAATCTATTAACAGTGGGGCAGTCAATGAAAAATCTGATGCTGGTTTGCGAAGCGAAACTAAGCCTAGACGAAAGCGAGTCAAGCAGTAATCGAGGCAACATAGAGGCTCGTGCTACTACTTGGGGTGCGAGAGAAGGACTAGACGGCAGGCGATTTAACTATCAGCCCGAAGGCTTTGCTCAATGGGCTGAAAATTTCCACAAAATGGAAAAGCCGCTACCTATGTTCTTAAACCATAACGACAGCGGTATGCCTGTCGGTCAGTGGAACGAGTTTATCTTTGATGAAGAAGGTATGACCGCCAAAGGGCAGATCTACATGAATACAGTAGGCGGCTCTGATCTTCATTCTGTATTAAAAGAATCTCCCAATATGTTCGGTGGCGTTTCTGTCGGCGCATACGCTGATGAAGCCATTATGGTTGACGCAGAAGGAAATCCATCACAAGAGGCTGACGGATACTTTAGAATTACTAAAGGCGGTCTGCGGGAAGTCTCTGTCGTAATGTACCCTAACAATCCTAATTCAGAAATCAGTAGGCTGGAAGCATTTAATGCTGAAGGACAGCTAATGATTCGAGTAATCGAAAAGACTCTGCGGGAAGCAGGGTTAACGCGAAAAGATGCGACCACCGCATCTATGGTATTCAAGAAAATAGTGGATGCGCGGGAAGCCACCCATAAAAATCTTGACACTCAACCAACTCAGGGGGAGCCTGATGCGGTGGCAACAAAGCAAGCCGACGAAATTCTTAAAGCCCTAAAAGAGCGGGAATTACTGAAGGCATTAAATCAACGTCTTAAATAAAGGAAATCAAAATGTTAGAAGTTATCGAGAAGCTAGACCATATCGAAGCAGCTAACACTGCCAAGATCGAAGAAATCAAAAGCGAAGTAAGTGTATCTCTGGAAGCTGTACGCACAGAAGTTGAGGAGAAAGTAGCCGCCCTAGAAGCTAAGGTTGCATCTATTCAAATCCCTTCAATCATTCAGCCTAAAGCTAAGACCGTCTCGCAAGATGTGAACCGCAGAGTTAAGGAACAACTGAGCGACTTCACGAAGTCTAGTAGCCGGATGGAAAAAGAAATTAGCCTGTTCGAGAGCGATTCCCAGTATGACGCTTTCTTAAAAGAAGCCGCTGGCCTACAGGGTTCTGGCGCGGGTGTCGGCGGTCGTACTGCCTATGATCCTGTATTCGTTGCATTGCGTTTGGCTAATCCTATGCGCGGCGTATCACGCACCGTTGCAACTGATGGCTCTACCTATCAATTCCGCGCCAAAATTGGCAACACTGGTCCGGCTTGGGGCTATCCTATCCAGAACAACGGATCGGCTACCACAGTCGCAACCAATATCTGGCAACTAACTTTGCAAGATATTAATGTTCAGTTCCCATTGCGTACCGCTGCATTGGACGATATTGACGGTCTGGAAAGCAACGTAGTCTCAGATATGTTGGTCGAGTTTAGTGAGCAAGAAGGCATCTCAATGATCCAGAACAACGATCAAAGTTCCGATGCTGGCGTAATCGCTGCTACTGGTGGTATCAATGGTCTGCGCGGTCTGAATCAGTACGCTGGTGGTAACGGTGCCTACGCTCCGGGTGTAACCACTACGGCTGCATACGGAACAAGCGGTACAGGCTCTAGCAGTGGATTGTCTAGCATCGCTACCTACGATCAGTTGGTAACGAATGGCAACGCCGCTGGCGCAGCAAACATCCAGTACAAGGACGTTATTAACTTCATCTATGCTTTGCCACAACAGTATTGGACTACCTCTGCACGTTTCGTTATCAATCCAATCTTGCTTTCACAGATTCGCGGATTGACCGATGACAACGGCACGCCAGTATTCGAGCGTATGAGTCCTCTGGAAACAGACGGAATCGTAGGTCGCTTGTGTGGATTTGATGTTGTTGTAAACAAGTATCTGGATACCCCTAGTTACGCTGGCGTAAACAAAAATAACCTTTACCCAATGTATTTTGGTGACTGGTCACGCGGGCATACCATCGTCGATCGTTTGAATATGGTTCTCCGCAGGTACGATCAGACTCTCCCCGGATTTATTACTTTCTTCGGCGAGAAGCGTCTATGTACCAGCGTGGTTGATCCTTTCAGCATCATCCGTTACCGTTCAACCTATACGGCTAACGACTAAGAAAACGCGGGGGAGAAATCCCCCGTCTTTCCAATTTAAAGGAAACTCACATGAGCCTAATTCTCGAAGCAGTAAAAACAGCATTGTCCGAGGGTCGGGCTGATGTTAGTTTGAAGGAAGCAGCCGGACTTACGGGTTCTGGTACTGGTGTCGGTGGTCGCGTTATTTACGATCAAGCCTTTGCGCCATTGCGATACGGCAACCCCTTTCGTATGTGTGGCGTTCGTGAAATAACCACTATCGGTTCTGATGAAGCCTTCGTAGTCAAGACAGGTAACGCTACAGTAATCCAAACCAGCACCACGAACCCGTGGGGCTACAGCGTAAAGAATGATGTAGGCAACTACGCCACATCTTTCTGGCAAGTCTCTGTTAAATCTATTAATGCAGTTGTGCCTATTCGGACGGCAATTATGTCCGACATTAACGGACTCGACGAGAGCATTGTATCGGACATCGCTTTAGAATTTGCACAGCAAGAAGCCCTTTCTATGATGCTGAACAATGACCAATCTAGCGGAGCATCAACACCCCAAACTGGTCAGGTTGACGGGCTGCGCGGATTAAATTTATATGATGGAAGTACCTCGGCAGCATCTTTCGGCACTAGCGGATCAGCAACTACTAACGGTCGGCACACGATGCTACAGACAGCCGCAGCGTCTAAAACTGTTGTTACTTACAACGACCTTACCGCTTTAGCTTCTGCACTTCCTGCACAGTATTGGATGAGTCCGTGTACAGCGTGGATGATGCACCCAAACACAATTCAATTGTTTAGGCAATTGAAAGACACCGCTGGATTCCCAGTTCTATTTGAATCAGGTGATGATGATGGTGGTTCCGTATGTAGCATTTTTGGATTCCCCGTCATTCCAAACCCATACATGAGCCAATATGCGGCAAGTCGCTACCCTATCTATCTAGCCGCTTGGGATAGCTTTATGACCATTGCCGATAACGAGATGATGAGTATTCAACGTCTTGAGCAGTATCAGCCCGGATTTATTTCTCTGTATGCAGAGAAGCGGGTATGTTCAACCATTCGTGATGTATTTGCTGGTGTGCGCGCAGTCTGTCCAGCATAGGGAGTGAACTATGCCAGTCGAAAATATGACGCTATCGGAGTTTTTCGGGTCAAACCGAAATCCGTATAACTATGCAAAAGTAGAACAGATAGCGCGGGACACGGTAACGCAATGGCTCTCGCTTGAGGAAATAACGCAGCAGTTAAACTTATTTCAGGACGAATCTCAGGATGCTTATCTCGAAAGCATTGAACTAGCAACTCGATTTGCCATTGAAGATTATTTAGGGATGGCTATATTCAGCACGCAGTTCAGAGTGTATTACGGCAATTCTGGTGTGTATGGTTCTGCACTTTATCTCGACTTGCCAGAAGTATCAATTGGATCGACAGGAGTTACAGTCAACTCAGTTAGCTATTACGGAGTGAACAGTAATGCACCAATTACTCTGGCATCAAGTAACTATTTCTACGATCAGACAGGGAATAGAGTTGTGGTATCAGCAATACCTACCACGCTTAATCAGACCTTTGCTAATCCGATCATAGTTACATACACGCAGAACGCCAACCCTATTGCGAATTATCCTGTCGTTAAACAGGCTGGATTAATGCTGCTTACGCACATCTATAACAACAGAAGTGCGACTAGCAACGGGGCAATGAATACAACTCAAATGATTAGTTGGGGCGTGGATACTTTACTTCGACCATACAAGCCGCTTGTGATGTAATGACTATAGTTCGCTATGAGAACCTCACGATTAATAACGTCACCAACGGGGTTGATACCGTTGGCGAATACACGACCACTATTACTCCGTGGTTTGAGACGCGAGGACTAATAGAGGATGTATCTAATTCATTACGGATAAGCGAGAGATATAGAGTCTATCAAGACTTGGTAAAGATCACGGTTAACTACACTCCGAACAATAAAGAGATCGTAGATAATCAAAACTTGTATAGTATTACTTGGCGCGGATTCGATTGGAGAATTACGGACATCAGGGAATCGAATGATCGGATGAAGGTAACTTATACTTGTTACCGCAACGACCCGGAGACGCCAGTATGACAACCCAGAATAATCCTTATGTGTACGCCCAAGCAATTCAATATCAACTGGCGGCGATTGTTGACCCCGTTCCAGTCTATGCAAACTTTAATCGGAACTGGGCAACAGAAGAAAAGTTTATAACGTGGCAACTGCGGAACGTCCATCAGCCCGTGTACACTGGACAGACTCAGGATAACAAAGGAATAGATACGCCGATCTTTCAGACTTCGATATTTTGTAAGGCTATGGCAGACGCTTTTAATCTGGGCAACACGATACTGCAAGAATTGCACGGCTACAGTGGATTATTCGGTAGTCTGGCAGAAGGATTTTTTATTGCTAAAGCTGACGTACACTGGTTATACAATACCTATGATAACGAGTTAGGCATGAATCAAATTATACTAGATGTAAAAATGGACATTCCAACATCATCATAAGACAAAATTTCTTAACTTTTATTTAAAGGAATTATTATGGCACTGATTAATAAAATTTTACCCGGATACACAGCTACTCTCTGGATGCAATCTGCGGCAACTCCAACCCCTTTTTCTATTGCTAATCTTTCAACGTGGACAGGTTGGGTAGAAGAACTCGTAGGAACGTCTGCTGGAGGTGTAGGTTCTACAGGTATGGCGGTTCCTGTTGAGGCTGTACCTGCTTTTGGTTCTGATGATGCTGTAGCAGCTTACTCGGTCGCTGGCGCAAGAACTGGCGCGAAGGTCACGACGCAGAATCAAGTAACTTCATTAACGGTTACTTCTGCTTGGAATCCTGCCGACGTGGCACAATTGCAAATCCGTGAAGATGGATATGGCGGTACAGTTGTTCGCACCTATGTAGTAGCAGTTTATGACGGCACCGATACTGTCGCTTATGCCTTCAATGGTATGGTCGGTGGTTTGAAGTGGGATTTGCAGCCTAACGCTGAAAACAAGTTCGAGTTCACTATCCATCCTATTGGTGGATTGAACTACGGCTGGTCTAACAACACCTAAGAGATGAGCCGCCCTTCGGGGCGGTTCTACAATATATGACAACAAATAATTCCGCAGCACTTCTCGAATACATAATTCATCAGGCTAACTCAGGCCAGAAAAATTGGTTCAGTCACCAGCAGCAGCGCATAGCTGGAATTCATCTAGCCTATGAGATAGCAAAGAACCACGCCGACACAATGACGCCGGAGGAGGTAGCAGATTACACAGTCGCTCTGAATAACGAAATCTATAAAAAGATAGTCGTTAAGGGTGAGTAATGGCTAACACCGCTAACACTACGGTAAAATTTACAGGCTTCAAAGAACTAAAAGATGTATTTCAAGAGTTATCGGACAACTTTGGCCCAAAAGATAATCAAGCGATACTTAAAAAGTCCGTAAGACAGGCTATGCTGCCCGTTCTCGCTCAGGCAATAGCATTAGTCCCACGAGACACTGGCGCGCTGGCAGCGTCTCTACGGGTCGAATCTAGGCGTCCGACTGGAAAAGACAAGAGGTCAAAGTATATAAGCGAGACTGATACAGTAATTGGGCTGGTTACAACGGCTCCCGGAAAGAAGTTAGCAAAAACGAAATTTACTAATAGAAAGACTGGTGAAAAGCAGGTCGGAATAAAAAGTGATATGAGAGCAGCAGCGGTAGAGTTTGGGACAAAGAATATGGTAGGAACTCCATTTCTACGTCCAGCATTAGAAGGAGAGGCGGGAATTGTACTTAATCATCTATCAGGATTAATAAAACAAAACTTAGATAAATTTAAATCGAAGAAAATATAAAAGGATAAGACATGAATAAGCTAGAGAAAGCATTAGGTTCACAGTTCGTAAAGCATAAAGAAAGCGTAAGGACTCGCTCATTCACTATGGGCGGTCATACCTTTAAAGTTAAAGTACCGCTTACAAAAGAATTTGAGGAGATGCAGGTTCGAATGGAGTTGATAGATGATGAAATCATCGACATTTACTACCAAGATCTGATTAAAGATTTAGAAGAAGGCGAGAACTGTCACATTACTGAGGACGATGTTCTGGTAGACGGCAACTCTATGAAGGCGGCGGCAACGAATAAAAGAATACTGGAGCAACGTATTACAGAACTATTCAGACTGCTAGTACCAGAAGAAGCAGACTTTGATATGGCTAACATCACCTACCCTATGATAGATGAGTTATTCCCTCTGCCGATTCAGCTACAGGTGATTAAGAATATCAGCGAGACAGTCTCTCCCGGATACGAGGAAGCAAAGGGAAAATAACGGGGTCAGTCCGTAGGCAGGTAAAAGCGATGCTTACGGCTAATGGAACTGATCCTGACAGCATAGACGAAGAACGCTTTACCGATATTTGTATTATGTATGCCGACGGGCTTATCGGGAATCGTGGGATGTTAGAAGTGCTAGGATCATTGACTGGCGCGATATATAATTACATGAGGTCGGAAAATCAGACCGCTTTTAAACTACAAGACATCATACCGAAGGCGTATGAATATTTATACCCACCGCTGACGAAGGAACAAAAAGACGCAGCCGCTAATACGGCTTTGCAAAGTTATATGAGATCAGCACCGAACGCACCCAAGAAAATCTTTAAGGGGTAAATGATGGGAATGTTAGCAAGACTTGGCGTAGTTCTGGGGCTGGACTCAGCAGAGTTTCAGAAGGGCATTGAGGGTGCTGATCGCAGTCTCGCAAAATTTGCTCATAATGCACAGCAAGCCGCAACTCTAGCAAGTGCCGCGTTCGTTGCAATGACCTACAAGGCGTTATCTTACGGTGACGCTATCTCTGATACTGCCAAAGCTAATGAAGTCGCTGTAGCCTCTATACTAGCCCTTTCTAAGGGTTTAGCACAAAACGGGGGTAACGCAGACAACGCTACTAAACTTATATCATCATTTACTGCAAAGGTCGGCGAAGCCGCACAGGGTTCACTAGGCGCACAACAAGCCTTCGGTCGTTTGGGGGTTTCATTAAATGATCTAGCTAAACTAAGCCCCGATAAACTTTTTGACAAGACGCTATATTCTATAGCTGCACTACAAGACCCTATTACTAGAAACGCTGCGGCTATGGAGATGTTCGGTCGCGCTGCGAAGGGGGTGGACTTTGTAGGTTTGGCTAACGGAACCCAAGTGGCGCGGGATAAGTTTAAGGCTTATGCGGCGGCGGTAGAAGAAGCCGGAAGGTTGCATGATGCTTTAAGCGCAAAAGCTGGTCAGACAATGTTGATGTTCACTAACGCGGTTATCCCTACGCTTGGGACGCTGTTCGATCACTGGAATAAAAATACCGCAGCGTCCAAATTCTTTTTTGAGAAATTAGAATGGTTTGTTAAACATGCGGCGGTTGGAATAAATACGCTGGCATCGGCGGTGGCTCAACTTGCCGATACTCTAGTATTTATGGGGTCATCATTAGCTAAAGTATTATCTGGTGACTTCAAAGGTATATCAGCAGCCTACGATGAATTAAAGGCAAAGAATCAAGCAACGTGGGCTGACAATCAGAAATTGATGCAGAGTATTTTTCACCCAGAAGAACAGGCTCCCTCTGGTGCGGCTGGTACGGGAAGATCTGTAACCGCTGCAAAAGACCCAGACGCTGCAAAGGCTTTAGCCCTAGATCATCAGATCGGTCTGGCAGAAAGACTATCCGCAGAATACATAAGGCAGAACAAACTTGCTTTAGATCAGGTAACGACTCGCGCTGAGATAGCGGTATACGCGCAACGCGAACAGAAAGTAAGAATGGACGTTCTTAATGTAGAACAACAACTTAGCAACCAAATCGCACAAGTAGAATTAAAGATTCTTGACGCTCGAATTATGGGCAATGAGAAGCTGGCGGTAGTCCTAGAGCAGCAGCGAAACATCATACAAGAACAGGGAAGGATGTACGTCGAGCAGACCGAATCAACGATCCGCAACATACAGTCCCAACAATATTCATTTACTTTTGGTTGGGAGAAATCTTTTAATCAGTTTAATGATGACGCTCAGAACTATGCCAATATGGGAGAGAACGCTTTTAGTATGTTCACCAATACTATTGGATCAGCGATAGATGAATTCGCAGCTAACGGAACCAAATCATTTGGCAAATTTACGCTAAGTATTATAGCTGACATAGCTAAAATGATCGCTAAGTTCTACGCAATGCAATTGGCAATGATGGCGGTAGGATTTATTACGAGTGCGTTTGGTGGTGGTGGAATGGGGAAGGGTGGCTCAATGAAGGGCGGGTTTATGCCTTCTGGGATGACTGGCACTGGATTTGCAGCAGAAGGCGGAGAGATCGGCGGCCCAACTATCGTGGGAGAGAAAGGCCCAGAACTTTTTATCCCGTCCGGAAGGGGGAATGTCATACCGAACAATAGACTGTCGGATGCTCTTAGCCCTAGCACTCAACCATCGGTTGTATATAATGGCCCGTACATCGCGCAAATGTCAGCCATAGACACCCAATCAGCACTTCAGTTCCTATCGAAAAACAAAATGGGTGTATGGGCGGCGAATCAATCCGCGAACCGATCCGTTCCAGTGAACAGGTAAACTATGAGCCTTAATACGATCTTAATTAATAGCGAGTCGGTAGGGATCAACGACCATCGCTTTGTCGGTCAAGTAGTCAGCCGGAATCAGAGAATAGCGACCGCAGAGATTGTAACGGTCGTTCCTTTCGCGTTCGAGATGAAGCCGCATAACTATTTGAAATACAGCCAAAGCAGAGGGCTTCTTAATTCCCTACGAATTCCTGATAAGTCTTTAGAGCAATACTTGAATTTTGGTGCTACTGGATGGGTCAACTACATAGCATATCAGGGAGACATGAGTTCTGGCTCTATCGAATTATGCGAGTGGCAGATTGCATCAGCAGCAAAAGTTCTGGTACTTGGCTCCCTTCCTAGTATTGGCGCCGGACTCTATATAGTTAAAGCCGGAGACTTCTGTCAGGTCGGCAGATATTCCTACATTGCCACAGCAGACGTAGTTAGAGGCTCCGGGTTGACCGTTAACATCCCAGTCCACCGTAACCTAATCACAGAACTTCTCAGCCCCGTAGCGGCGGTTATAGGGCAGTATGGAACAACGGTAGCAATGGGTGGCAATTCTTATACTGGCTGCACCTTCCCAGTTATCCTTCGGGACTACCCCGCCTACAACTTAATTCCGATGCAGAATGATTCGTTTATAAGTTGGCAGGGAACATTCAAAGCGTTTGAGGCAGTCCTATGAATGTTATTCCACCAGTTGACGGCACTAATAACATTCGCTACGCGGACTTCCTTCGGATCACTACGCCGGAGGAGGTTTTTTTAATATCATCAGCCCCGTCTACACTTACCATTCCAGAAATAGACGCGCAACCATTCTCTGGTCTAGGGATATTATTAAAAGCGGGAGATGCGACTAGAGATATAAAGTCTACAGCCAACGAGACTACATTCTCTTTTGCTGGAATTGATACGGCGTTTCTAGGCTTCGTATTAAGTAAGAATATAAAGGGTTCGCAGATCGAGGCGTGGAAAGGATTTTTCGGCACTAATGGAGAGTTGCTAACAACGGGCGGCACTGGTGGGCTATATCAATATTTTAACGGTTATATAACGAGCTTTGCTATTTCTGAGGAGTGGATAGAAGAAGCTAGATCGTATATTGGTGTTATAACGGTATCAGCCTCATCAATTCAAATGATTTTGCAGAATAGAACAGCCGGAAGATATACCAATGATAATGCGTGGCAATTTTTTGCTCCGGGGGATACGAGCATGAATAGAGTGGCTTTTATAACCACTATTAATTATAACTTCGGCAAAGATGCTAAAGCGAATTCGTGATAAGAAAATCTAATAAATTTGACAAAGCCGACTGGACTGAAATGCTGCGAATGTTTAAGCTGGAAAGCGACGTCGAGTTCCTTCGGGCATTAGAGAACCCAGACTGGTGGAGTCAGTTATTTGATACCATTAATTCTGGGCTAGGGATAATTTTTATAGAGCCGGGAAAGGGGTTGATAATGGGGATGATAGTCCCTTCTTTGTGGTGTAATAAGACGTTCGGACTACATGAATTGGCGTGGTATGTGAAGCCAGAATACAGGAAGTCTACTGTAGGTTATAGGCTATTTAATGAGTTTGTGAAATATGGAAACCAATTGAAGGATGATGGTAGGGTGACATATTTAGTTCTGGGTAAATTGCATAATAGCCCATCTTTGAATTACGGGAAATATGGATTTAAGAAAATGGAAGAAACGTGGATAAAAGATCTTTCTTAAATAAAAGAACGTGGGTGCTTTTTGTCGGGCTTAGTACGCTGACATTCACAAGTCACGCTTATGCGTTTATTGTTACGTTAGCGACCTTTCTTGCAGTATCGCTTACAATATCGATGACTTTAGCCACAGCAATATCTATGGCAATCAGTATGGTTGTATCGATGGCTATATCGTTTGCAGTCTCAGCGGTTATAGGTGGCCCGAACGCTCCCGGTGGTGGGGAGCAGCGCGATCCGGGAAACAGAACCCAGATACCTCCGGCTACATCTAACAAACTTCCTGTTGTCTATGGTGATTCGTGGATCGGTGGAACTGTAATAGATTTAAGCATAACCGATAACGATCAGAAACTATTTTACGTTTTAGCTTTGAGCGAGGTTACGAATACCAACCCCGGTCAGACTGCCGATACAATTACTTTCGGGGATATTTACTTCGCTGGAAAGAAATGCGTATTTGATGAGACAAACAAGTATCAGGTTAACTCTCTGTTAGATGAGTCCACGGGAGAATCTGAGACGAATGTGAAAGCTAAAATTAATATATACCTCTATAGCAACGGCTCAAATACGCCGACAAATTCAGATCAAACAGCAATTCAAGTAATGTCAAATTCCAAGCTAATTTATAAATGGGATGAAACAAAGTTAATGACCAATTGCGCTTTCGCAATTGTTGTCCTTACTTATAGCGTCACAGCAAATATTAGGGGCTTGGCTCAGACTAGATTCCAAATAAAGAATAGCAGACACAAGCCGGGGGAATGTTTCTCAGACTTCTTGACAAACACTCGGTATGGCGCAGCAATCCCTTCAACTCAGATTGACACCACAAGCCTTACGGCACTGGACGTTTATTCGGACGAGTCATTCACCTATACAGATTATAGTGGAGTGGTAACAACCCAGACTAGATTTAGGTTTGATGGGGCGGTAGACGCGGCTCGGACTATCATGAGTACGCTCCAGAACATGACCTCTAGCTGCGATTGCTTATTAAGATATGATGAGGTAACGGCTAAGTGGGGCGTGATCGTCCAGAAGCCCACATACACCGTAGCAATGGCGATAAATGATAGCAATATTATATCCTCGATACAGGTTACGCCTATTGACCTATCTAATTCATTCAATATTGCAGAGGTCAAGTTCCCCGACAAGTCTAATCAAGATGCGTTTAATACTTCAACTTTTGATCTAGCCCAAATTGATCCGGCACTTTTATTCCCTAATGAGCCAATCAATAAGCAATCAATAACAGTTCCGTTCTGTAACAATAATGTACGCGCACAATATCTAGCTAACCGATTCTTAAAGGCTTCGCGGGAGGATTTGCAGGTCACTTGTTCTGTTGGGTTTGATGGACTCCAATTAGAAGCTGGTGATGTAATGACATTAACCAACGCTAATTATGGATGGGTAGATAAACTATTCAGAACTAACAAAGTATCTCAGACCTTTAAAGATGATGGGGCGATTGTAGTAAATCTGCTGCTGATGGAATTTAATCCAACCGTCTATGATGATGTGGCTATTACCGAATTTCAACCAAGTCCTAACACGGGTATCGGCGATCCGCTAGTATTTGGAACAGTGCCGCCACCAACAGTAGAGCAAGAATATCCGACTGCGGTTAACCCTTTATTCTTGGTGCAAGTAACGACTCCGGCTGCTGGTATCTCTCAGTATGCAGAACTCTACTACACTGCTTTCGCTGATCCTACAGAATCGCAGTTAATCTTTGCAGGTACTAGCGAGGTACAGGCTAACGGAACTCCGTGGAATACTAATACAGTTTTACCGTTAATCTCTTTAGCTGGCATACCTTCTGGAAATTGGTATTTCGTCACTCGAATGATGAATAGTCTGGGAGCGTCTAGCTTCAGTCTGCCTAGTGCCGTTTTTGAATGGCGGCCCACGACCTTCCAATACTCAGAACAATACTTAGTTATCGCTTACGCTGACGATATAGAAGGCGCGGGCTTCAATCTTAATCCTAGAGGGAAGTATTACTACGGATTGATTAATCAAAGCAGCATAACGCCTAGTATTGATCCAGCAGCATACTCTTGGTATCTAGCCGAACCTGCTTTCGGAACGACCATCTATCCTGTTTACACAAATAGAACGGGAAGAAAAATATCTTTTGACACAGGCTTCGCTATCTACGCTTCCGGCACTGCGGCCTTCATTCCGTATGACACAGCTTTATTCGATCCAACTCTCTGGGCGGCATTGCCTGACGGGACAAACTTTATTGACCTAGACGCAAGAACAGGGCAGTTATTAAAGGTAGGGACTACGAGTGTCGGAACTGGTGAAATATCTGTCTCTAATAATCCTGATGGGGTCGTAGTCGCTTCACTTGCAAAACTTCCTTACGTCTGGGGTGAGGGGGTTTATACCTATACCACTTCGGCGGCTACTATCACCATTGACATTTATGGGCGGGTGGTAGGCTTCACCGCGCCCGATACTTTTGAGATGACTATATCGACATTCACAGCGACAAGTGGACAGACATTCTTCCCGGTTTCTAGGGATGTAGCCTATATAGTTGGGCAGTGTTTCGTATTTAATCAAGGAACATTGTGCCAGACTTCAGAATACACGGACGCGGCTGGCGGGGTGACTTTCGGAACAGGAGTAGTATTAGATAATATCATTACTGTTATATCTTTCAGATCGACTAATTCTGCTACAGGTTCTTATGCTTCATTCTCTCGATACTCGGCAACTCTAACGGATGCCGGACAGTATGTGGCTTCCGGTTTCACTTTAATCTCAGGATACGAACTTCTATTCTTGAATGGGACGGTAATGAATGAGCAAGATTACGATATAGTCGGGCAGACCATTACAAACTTCCCTAGCATCACTACAGGCGAACTTGAGGTGATTCAGTGGACTGCGAATAATCTAAATCTGCCGAACGGAACGCCCGTTAACGTAGTAGTTCAAACCATAATAGGTCAGGTAACATACCCATTCTCATTCACTTCGGGTGGTTTTAATCTTTATCAAAACGGTGTATTATTAAAGTTAGGAACGGACTTTACGACTGTAGTTGGTGCATATACATTATCTAATGCTCCTGATACAGTTAACAACGTGATTCTCCAACAAACATTCGCACGAGCGGGGGCAGCATGACAAATGCTTTTAATCTAAGTCAGTTAGCAAATAATACGAACTCATCGGGGCAGGTCACTCTAACTACGGGGGTTGCTGGAACGCTTCCTGTAGCTAACGGCGGCACTGGTGCAGCAACTTTAACTGCTAACAATCTATTAGTCGGGGCGGGAACTAGCGCGGTCACAGGCATTGCTGCGGGAACATCCGGCAACGTATTAACTTCTAATGGCACGACTTGGGCTTCTACTGCTGCTGCTGGCGGGGGCTTTGCCAATATGGTTGCCTATGTATCTCCGGGAACATGGACTCTCCCACCGGGAATAACAAAAGCAAAAGTTACTGTAGTGGGGGCTGGTGGTAGGGGTTACGGAGTTTCTGGTCCAACTAATGTTTCTGGCCCCGGTGGAGGTGGTGGCGGTGGTGGAACTTCAATTATGTATATGAATGTAACTGGTCCGGTTGCTTATGCTGCTGGTACTGGTACATCTTCATTCGGCCCAACTCCAAGTGGTACAATTTCTGCAACTGCCGGTTCTGCTAGCCCCCCCGGAGCCGGTGGTGGCGGCGGCGCGGGTTCTGCGGGAACGCTGAATATACAAGGGAACCCCGGAACGGCTGGTAGTGGCCCGGCGATTGGGGGAAAGGGTGGCGGGTCAACTGTTGGCGGGGGTGGCTTAGGCGGGGGCGGTCCCGGTCAAGTGGGTGGAAATTATGGTGGCGGTGGTGGTGGCAAAGGTCCGGGTACGGGACAAAATGGCGGCGCTGGCGCACCCGGTGTAGTTGTAATCGAATACTAAGGAATAATATGAAAGCACTCATAGCATCAGAAGAAACGGTATCTCTAGCAGATGGAACTACAGGAGTCCGTCTATGCCAAGTCGAAGAAGATAAAAATATCTTTGTGGTTAGTACGGCATTATTCTGGGTTGACTGCGATAAAGACGTAACGCCTGATACGCACTATTGGAACGGAAAAAACATTACATTAAAACCACAAGAGGTAATACTTGAGACACCTGCAACCTGATCTATTAGATTATCTGCAAGAAAAGAAGAAGTACGGGCAAGCGTCTTGGTTATTTCAAACAGATAGGATAGAGCCTTTTGCCTATGCTGAAACCTTCACTCCGGCTCAGTGCAAAACGATTATCCAGATCGGTAAAAATGCAATATTGGATAAAGCTATAGTAGGTGGCGGGTCTGGTAAGTATGACGAGACTTGCCGCAAGAGTAGAACTAGCTGGCTATCTCCGGCAGACGGCAACGAATGGATATTTCAAAAGTTAACTGATACCGCAATGACTTTGAATGATCGGTTCTTTAAGTTTGATCTATTAGGCTTTGCAGAAGGCATCCAGTTCACGGAGTATGAATCTCCGGGTGGCAAGTACGATCCTCATGTGGACTGTATGTATAACGGTAAGATCAGGAAGTTATCTATCTCAGTACAGCTATCGGATGAGAATGAATACGAGGGTGGGGATGTAATCTGTAACTATGGGAATGAGATAGTTATGCCTCGCACTCAGGGGATGGCTTTAGCTTTTCCTAGTTATGCTCTACACGGGGTCAAGCCTGTAACCAAAGGCACTCGCTATAGTCTGGTAGCTTGGATCACTGGCCCACAGTTCAAATGAAATATAGATATTATTATTACAATAATGTTTTGTCTAAAATAGAACGGGAAGAAATAATTATTCATTCAAGTTCGTGTAAAAAATTAATTGATACCCCGGCTAAAGACGTAAATAATGTCTCTATTAGAAAAACAGAAACCTCTACTTATTTACTTAAAGATATTGATGGAAGATTGGATGGAGTTTTAGATTTAATTCGGAATACTAATCAAGATGTGTTTGGTTATGATTTGTTCACAAGAAATCCGTCCGGCTTTAATATAAACAAATACAAAGAAAATAAAAATGAATATCCGTATCATATTGACGAGCAAGAACTTGGGTCGGCTTCGGATGTAAAGCTGACGGCAATTTTGAATTTATCCAAAGACAAATATTTAGGGGGAGAATTTCAAATGTTTTTAGGAGATAACCATATAGTTAAAGAAATTAACAACCCTGGAGATTTGCTAATATTCCCATCAAATATTTACCATAGGGTTCTGCCAGTAACCTCCGGGGAACGTATCACATTGAGTATGTGGTTCTATGGCCCGAACTATAAATAGGACAATATGTTACAAGAGATGAAAGTCGGCGAGACTATAAACCTATCAGACAATACGTTCATCGCTAGGATAGATCAGGGATGGGCTAATGAGAAGGGGGTTCTGGTAGTTCGTGCTGACGGGGCAATGACTCCAACTATAGAAAAAGAATTATTCGCTCCTGAGATACACCAGAAGATTGTAGAGTTCATTAAGTCTGGGGCGTTTCTAGTTGAGAACGATCCTAATGAATTCAAGAGGACTGGCGCACATAACATCCCATTCTTCTCATACATCCACCAGCAACTAGCGGAAGCAGCTTCAGAGATATTCGGAGAGAAGGTCAAGCCTTCCTATGTCTATACAAGTCTTTACGGGGATGCTGGCGTATGCCCTTTTCATACCGACCGCCCACAGTGCAAGTACACAATCGACTACTGCATAGATCAGGACGAGACTTGGGATATATGGGTAGATGATAAGCCTTACACCCTACAGCCTAACGATGCTCTCTGCTACAGTGGAACGGATAGCCCTCACTTCAGAGAAAAGATTAAAGGGAAGTATTGCAACCTAGCTTTCTTCCACTTTGTTCCTGTAGATTTTGTCGGGAAACTAGATTAAAATCTCAACATAAGATAAAACATGACTGCACGGATTCGCTAGTGAGCGAACCGAATTCCTAGTAAGGAGCAGATCGTGGCAGTATTTAACAAGAACTCCCTATCTCAAGTCAGCGGATTCGACAATCCGATTATCGCTGGCGAACTCGTATACCAACAGTCTACCTTCTGGAATCTCGCGTTAACTAGCGATGATGGCGTAACGCCTGTAAATCTAACTGGCGCGACCATAGACGCTCAGATTGTTCGTAGAACCCTATCCAATGTAAAAGACTCTCGCTACGGCCTGACTTTTGACATAACGAATTACACCCCGACACCTGACGCAATTCCTTTAACTATTGTCAACCGTGATAACGCTGCTGGATCGTTCACGCTTATCATAGACGATAGCTCGTGGGACTTGGTTGATGATGACGCTCAACTGGCAATAAATTCAATTAATGGCGCGGGATTCTCTGGCCGCATTAAGATAGGCTTTGCCGCTGCGGGAAGCACTCCGGCAGAGGACAATATAATCTTCCTTCTCTTTCTTATTCGCAGTGATGGCATTGTAAAGATCTGATATGGCTAACCTTAATGTAAACGTAACCGATGGGAATAATCTCACGGTACAGGTAACGCCAGTACCTAGACAAGTCATTCAGATAAATAGAGGCACTGGTGGGGGTAATAACAATCTTATCGCAGGTTATCCCGTGGTGATGAGCAATATTCAATATCGGGATGTAGTAATGTTCGGTTCTAACGAATGGAACAATGTTAATCAAACCGAAATAACCGATGGTGGAAACTTTTAAGGAGTATTAAAAATGGCAAACAAGATCAGAATTAAACGTAGGGCAAATGGCGGCGGGGCTGGCGCACCCGCTTCACTAGAGAACGCAGAACTAGCCTTTAACGAACAAACGAATATTCTGTACTACGGCACAGGAACGGGCGGTGCTGGTGGTACAGCTACCAGCATTATTACTATCGCTGGTAATGGCGCGTTTGTAGATCTGTCATCAGCACAGACAGTCGATGGGATAAAAACGTTTACTGATGAAATTGTTGGCGATATTAGCGGCAATGCTGGAACAGTTACCGACGGCGTTTACACGACCGACGTTGGAACCGTTACCAACACAATGCTGGTAAATGATTCGGTTACAGTAGGAACCACAGAAATTACTTTAGGTTCTTCTGAGACTACCATCGTTGGCCTAGTTTCTGTTACCTCTACCGACTTTGTTGGTGATCTAACTGGAACAGCCGATACCGCTACCGCTTTGGCTACAGGTCGCACCATCTCGATCACTGGTGATATTGCTTACACCTCGGATGCTTTCGACGGCACAGCAGCAGTTACGGGAACAGGTACGCTTGCTACAGTAAATAGCAATGTAGGCACTTTCACCAAAGTGACCGTAAATGAAAAGGGTTTAGTAACGGCTGCGGTCGATGCTTCCATCTCTGATTTGACCGCGCCAACAGGTGATGTAGCTTGGGGAACTTACAAGATCACTGGTCTGGGCGATCCTACCTCTGCTCAAGATGCTGCTACTAAAGCCTATGTAGATTCAGTCGCACAGGGTCTTGATCCAAAGGCTTCGTGCGTTGCTGCTACCACTGCTAACATCACTTTATCTGGCGCACAAACGATTGACGGAATTTCAATCACCGCTGGTATGCGCGTGCTGGTAAAGAATCAAACGCTAGACGAGAACAACGGCATCTACCAATGCAACGCTGGTGCGTGGACTCGGACTACCGATGCAAATACTTGGGATTCTTTAATCGGTGCATTTACTTTTATCGAACAGGGAACCACACAAGCAGATAGCGGATGGGTTTGCTCAGTCAACTCTGGTGGAACGCTCGGAACGACTCCTGTAACTTGGGTTCAGTTCTCTGCCGCTGGTGCATATACCGCTGGCACAGGATTGACGCTGACAGGTAACGAGTTCTCGATTACTAACACCGCAGTAACCGCAGCAACCTACGGAACTACTGATGGTTTCTATACAACCACGTTCACAGTTAACGCACAGGGGCAGTTAACCGATGCGGCTGATTATGAGATTAATGTGGACGGCGGCACGTTCTAATTTAAACTCCGGCTATATAGCCTAAAGGAGAGCCTAATGGCAAACAGTATCAAGATCAAACGGTCGGCGGTTGCCGCTAAGGTTCCGCTGACTACTGATATAGAGTTGGGTGAACTTGCTATCAATACATACGATGGCAAACTTTATCTAAAGAAGGACGATGGAACAGAATCTATCGTCACGGTTAACACTGGCGGGGCTGGATCGGGGGATGTAGTTGGCCCCGGTTCATCTACCGACAACGCTATAACTCGATTTGATGGAGTGACCGGACTTCTCATCCAGAACTCTGCTGCTACGCTGGATGACTCCGGGGTAGTGTCTGTATCAGGCGCGAACATATCGGGGCTTACAGCCTCCTCTGCGGTGGCTACAGACGGTTCTTATAATCTTGTTAGCGTGGCGAATACGGGAACGGGCAATAATGTTCTAGCAGATAGCCCGACTCTCATCACTCCGGCTCTCGGCACTCCTTCTGCTTTAGTCGGAACTAATATAAGCGGCACTGCCTCTGGTCTTTCAATTGGCGGCAATGCTGGAACGGTTACGGATGGTGTCTATACAACGGACACCTCGACCGTCACCAATACAATGCTGGCGGGTTCGATAGCGAACGCGAAGCTGGCCAATTCAAATATTACAATAAACGGATCAGTTACAGCCCTCGGCGGCTCGGTCAGTGTCGGCACGGTTACTTCTGTTACCGCTACCAGCCCTATTTCATCCAGCGGCGGCGCGGCTCCTGATATAAGCATCAGTGCTGCTGGAGTAGCTACCTCCGGCTATCTAAGCGCGACGGATTGGAATACCTTTAACAACAAAGGCGATGGGGCTGTAGACTCTATCACGGGAACAGCAAACGAGATAGACGTTTCCTCTCCGACTGGTGCGATAACTTTATCCCTACCAGCGACCATTAATGCAGATACTACGGGATCGGCTGCGACCCTAACTACCCCGCGTGATATTGCTGGCGTATCGTTTGACGGATCGGCAAGTATCAATATTCCATTGTCTAACTTGTCAGACGTAACATTTAGCACCCCGGTGGTTAATGAATTGCTCGGATTTAACGGCACCGCGTGGGTTAATGTTGCGCCTAACTCGGCATCAGCGGGAACAGGAGTGGTATTTTATAACGCTACTCCGATCATAACTGCGGCGGGAACTGACAACGATGTAGCTATTCTTACCTTTGCATCTATCCCAGTAACAACAGCAGAGCAGGTCATTACAGGAACAGCAGTTAATAATACTGTTTGCTTTTCTGCTTTTGTCACTACTGCGCTGAATAGAATTATATTTGATGCTGGCGTATATGACTTCACGATATGGGCTGGTGTAAACAGTCGCGCTAACAACTCGTTTACAACCATTACCAGGCAGATATATACAGCCACTCCGTTTGTGGTTGGGACTGTAACTACCACAGGCACAGGATCAAGCCGCACAGCTACAGCATCATCAGGAACGCCCTTTGCAACTTCGGTTATAGATGCTTCTGCTACGAATACAACTGCATCATTCTTGCAGACCCCCCAAGGGCTATATCAGATAACAGCTAGAACCTCTGATACTGTAGTAACTATTACCACACCTAGCGGATATACCAATGAATCGGCGGTTGCTGGCACTGTATGGAAGAAACTATTTGGAATTACTACCCCAGAAATAACATCTATATCCCCTAACTACACTGAATTCAGTATATATACAACTCAGCCTTCAACTGTAGTTACTGCTGCAACGAAGATGGGTATTCTTGGGTTTGTTACTTCCGATCATACGAGAACTATATCCCTAACCTACAATGGCACAACCAGAAATACCCACGTTAACACTCCTTTAGCTAACCTACACAATGACCTAGCTGGTCTAAATGGCGGTGCTGCCGATGAGTATTACCACTCGACCGCTGCGGAGTATGCTGGAACAGGTACAGGAGTATTTGTCCGGGCAACATCTCCGACACTCGTTACGCCAGCACTCGGCACTCCAACGGCTTTGGTCGGAACAAACATCTCCGGCACAGCAACGGCTTTCACTGCGAGTAATGTAACTACTAACGCAAATTTAACTGGCCCAATAACGTCTGTAGGCAACGCCACAAGCATTGCTTCTCAGACAGGAACAGGGAGTACGTTCGTAGTAGCCACCTCTCCTGTATTGGTAACGCCTAACCTCGGCACACCATCAGCGGCAGTTTTAACTAATGCAACAGGTACGGCAACTGGTTTGACTGCTGGAACGGCTACAACTGCGAACGGGGTAGCTGCCGGGGTAGTCGCTGGCAAGATGATCTATGACCAGTTCACTGCTACGGCTGCTCAGACTACCTTTACCAGCAGCGTGACATATATATCTGGTAAGATCGAAGTGTATGCAAACGGCGTAAAAATGGTTAACGCTGCTGACGTAACGGTAACAAGCGGGACTTCAGTAGTATTCACAACTGGTGTAGCACTTAATACGAGAGTAGACCTAGTCTACCCAACATAAATGGATGCTCAAACTCTAATCAATATCGGGGCTGGTGCGACACTGGCTACAGTCGGATGGCTCTGTCGTACTTTATGGGATGCGGTCGAGAGACTTAAAACAGATATTCAAAGGATCGAAGTCTGTTTACCATCCAGCTACAGTAGAAAGGATGACATTCAGTGCCGCTTTGATAAGATAGATCTTACGTTAGAAAAGTTATTCGATAAGCTAGATACCAAAGCAGATAAATGAAACAGGCTCATCATTCAAAGACGATTTGGTGGAACGCAGTATTAATTCTGTCTTTGGGATTAATAGAATTAGCCGCCACCACATTCCAATTTTTTATCCAGCCCATCGTTTATGCTGGCCTAATCTTTGTCAGCAGTGCCGGAAATATGATTTTGAGATTCAAAACTACCGAACCGATTGAATGATTCCGTTTTTGTTAGCACTTCCGCTTGCCACTAAAATTGCAGCCGTTATAACGCTCTCTGTTGCATTATTCGGCACGGGGGTTTATCAGGGCATCAGAATTGGCGAAGCGTCGTGTAGAGAGGCTGTAATTGAGTCAGAGAGGCATACGGTACAGGCAATCACAGAACAGGTGCTGGTTACTGATAAAGTCATCACGGATTACTCAGCAACTATTGGACAGGTACAGAAGCGGTCGAGGGAGATATTGAGAAATGCAAAAGTCGATAACAGTATTGTTTTGCCTTCTAGCTTTCGGGTGTTCCACGACTCTGCCGCCACGAACACCGTTCCCTCATCCCCCGACTTTATTGATGCTGCCACCGTCTCAATTGCAGACGTTACCGAAACCATCAACGCCAATTACGGTTCGTGCCACGAAAACATAACCCAACTCAACTCGCTGCAAGAATGGATTCGTAACCAATCGAAAATAGAATGAAGCTATCCGAACACTTTACACTTGACGAAATGACCGCTTCAGACGCGGCGCAACGACGGGGATGGGATAACACCCCTAATGCCGACCACACAGCTAATTTAATGCGACTGGCGGCGTTCCTAGAGCGAGT